CTGGGTAATTACAAGAATGGCAAGTTACAGAAGGTCACAGCCGGAGTTAGCGGCATATACAATGACGATGATGATGTGGCATTTTGGGCAGGTGGCACGTTACAACAGGCTATATTGACCGTGATGAGGTTTCGTAATGATCCGAATTATCAACCCACCGATGAAGAATGGGCGAATATGGCGAACTTCGTTGCCACTCATGGTGGCGATACGTTCCTGCATGGCTATATTTATGCCTTGGGTGGTAAGTTCCGCGGTGTGGTTGAAGCCTTGGGCGGATTTTTCCGCGGAAAAGTAGAAACATCTGTTGACGGGAAACGCATTGTCATTGATCCGGATAAAAATACTCTTGAAATGTACACGACTGAAGGACATGCCACCTTGATATTAAGGTTCGACACATCATCGGACGGATGGGAATATGGTGATTTGATTTTGCGGAAATATGCAGGGGACCAATTGATACTAGAAACGACTGTATATCCGGAACGTATCAGAATACAGAATTATGTAGAAAATACGGATATCATTCTTAATCCCAATAACGTATCCTTCTATGGTTCTAAAGGCGAAACTCTGTTGGTTGGGATGAAACCGGTATATGACGGGGTGAGTGTGTCTAAGTATGTGGCCAATATTGAATGCAGTAATTGGCCGTCTAAAGATAACGTCAGTTCCGGGCAGGTATATGTGGAATATGAGACAGTAGAAGGAGTCGTGACAAACGGGACTTTAAAAGTAAAGAAGTGATATGGAACTGAATTCGATCAATAAGACAGGTACTTGGAGTGAGGCGGCAGACCGTCTTAACAACAACTTTAGTAAGACTTCTACCGAACTAGAAAAGGTCAAGCAGAACGGTATCCGCAACAAGGGATTATTTTCTACTCTTAAATTGCTGGAAGAGGCTGTTCCATCTCCTGTTGTGGGTGACTGGGCTATTGTGGGGGATACCATACCGGGCCCTATATATGAATGCAAGATAAAGGGGAAATGGAGTCCTACAGGCATGACAGGAGGTGGCGGAAGTGTTGACTTGAACGGATACCTGACAGCCGAGGAGATAGACGATGTAACATCAATATTATAAGAGTTATGATAAGAATTAATTATCAGTCCGATTTTAAAATCATAGAGAAGAGCCTGAATGGAGATATAAATACTCCCTTCCGGTTTACTTACCGCACAGTCCTGTCGGGGTGTGTTGTTGCGGAGTTTGACGGGCACGGGTACAAGAACTGCCGCAGGCTTGATGATGGTGGTCTGCTGGTCATTTTTGGCAGGCATGGACTACGTCCCGGTGCTCTGTCGGTCAAACGCGAATACTATCTTTCCGATGCTGATTTTGCCGATGGCATCTGCAATCTTGTATCGGTGGAGAATACAGGTGTTATCCTCGTTGCCGGAAAGACGGATGAGAGCACGGCGGAGATCATGTCCTATCCGGATTATGCCGCATACAATGCGGTGCAGAGCGTCCCTCTGTCAGAGAGGGAGTATGATGATGTACTGAGTGATTTTATACCTCCTCTGCCACCGGAAGAGAAATAATGATTTAATAGTTAAATAAATAGTTACATAAAATAACAACAGTCCAAGTTCCGGCGGAACTTAGGCTAAAATAGAATACATTATGGTAAAAATGCACAAGTTGACGAAGGGCGGACAAACCATTTACCCGGCTACCATCTATGATGCGGTGGTCAATCCCAAAACGCGTAAGAGTCTAGCTACAGAAATATCCGATTTAGAAAAAAAGACAGACAAAGTATATTATCATTCAATATATGAAGATGATTCAATTCGTTCACAGGAAAAAAGGAGAATAAATAAGATAATTAAGGAATTATATATAACGCCTGAAAAAGCGTCAATAGGTACAATTAGTCTTGGGAATATAAGAAGAAATGTGACAACATCAACTGGCGCAGGACAATGGAATGTAGTATTATATGACTCGTCAAAAAGTGAAACTACCGAAGTTGTATCATTTAGCTCTATCAATAAAAAAGGATCATTGGAATTACTTGAACAAGATGGAAATTATTGTTTGATTGATTGGTCTGAAGTTGATGATGGTAAAACAGTCATTGCTACAACATCATCAGAATATCAACTGAATATATCTTATATATCTGATATAAATAATTTCCCAATTATAGCTTTGTCTACAAGACAGACAATTATTTCTTTAAAAGATGAATATATTAAGATGTATAACACTCCTGCAATATCTTGGGTGGACGATGATTTTAATCTGACATCTGTACCGAAAATTAAAAATATTTGTGATGAAGTTGGTTGTAAATGTGATTTCGGACTTATTCCCGAATATACACAAGGTACAGGAGATTATCCTATTGATTCCATTTATAGCTTTAGCGAAGAACAGCTAGAACTAATAAAACAGTATGAACTTGAAGGATTCCATATGCAAATTCATCCAGTTCATAAAGGATGGTATACATCTGCAAGCGCTGGTACTTATCAAGGTAGAGCTTGGACTGAACAGAGTCTTATTAAGACCATTAGGGTTTTCAAGGACAATAGCTTATTAAATGATTCTTGTATCATTTATCCAGGTGGCAGTTCAAATTTTTCAGATACTGTAGAAATGGTTAAAACTTGGTTGGAATTTGGCATAACGGCAGTAGGTAAGTATAATGTTGGTATACATAACTCTTACAAACTTGAACGATATTTTATTCGTATCTCGGTGTCAAATACTAAAACACAAATAAAAGCAATCATTGATGAAGCCGTAGAAAAAGGGGCATGGTTGATATTAGGAACGCATGGTTATGATTTTAACGACAGTGGTACTATTGATGAAATAACTCCATCACTAGCCAATTTAAAGGAAATAATTGAATATGCTAATTCTAAAATTAATATTAAGCCAATAGGAGAAATATACAGGCTTAGAAAACCTATGCTTGATTTATTTATAGAGTAACCCGGAAAGTTATCGTAACACTCAAAACGTATAGTTATGATACGAAAATTAATCATCAGAATAATGAACCATCTGTCCGTTGAAGTGCATCCGGATGCGGAATGGTAAAAGTAGAACAGAATATATGGAACTTAATACAATAAACAAAACAGGAACTTGGAGCGAAACGGCAGACCGCATCAACAGCAACTTTAGCAAGATCTCCATTGAGGTGGAAGAGATAAAGCAGAACGGCGGTGGCGGTAGTGGTGGCGGAGGGGGCGATGTCACTAACGCCGACCATGCCACATCTGCATACACGCTGGATGAGAATACGCCTGTACTTGACTGGTTCCTTTCCGCATTGAAAGATGATGATGCGCAAGGTATAATAAACTTCCTCAAAGGTCTTAAGATAGCCGGGAATCTGATAAACCGCATCGTAAAGCAGGGTGACAAGGATGTCACCTACACCGATGAGGATGTGATGAGCGCATTGCGTGTAATGACTGAGATAGAGAACAGTGCGGAGAAGCTGAAAGAGATATTCGTGCGGAAGGATGTGGCGGATTCCACTAAATTTCTTCTCAGTATGTTTGCCGGTGCTGTTTTCGGAAAGAATGGTTTTGCAAGCGGCTTAACCGGATTCGGAGCCAAGATATTCGATACAGGGCATGGGGAGTTTGAGAGCATGTTTATCCGCCGGTTTCTCGAAGTTCCCGAATTAAGATACAATCGTGTGATGGTCACGCTGGGCGACAAGTGGCGTGCGCCCGGAGCCGGCATTATAGAAACGGTAGATACAGGGACCAAGACATGTACACTTAAGCTGGAAGATGGTGAGATTGGTGCTGTCGCAGTAGGCGATATCTGTATGGGTATCTATCATAACATCACCGGGAACGCTACGGAGGATTACGACGATGGAAAGGGCAACAGACGTTTTGCCGGATTCTGTACAGTCTATTTCACGATTACGGAAGTTACAGGTGAAAGAAACGAAACATTCAAGTACCAGTTGCGCCCCACTTCTTCATCGTGGTCTTCCTCTTTCGATCCTTTTGAGATGATGACTTTCGTGGCATACGGCAGCTTTACTAATACGGAGCGCCAGACCTCAGTCTACGAAACAAGGACTTACACCCGTATGTTGTGGAAACAGAATACATGGGAGATCTCCGCCGCCAATGTTGCCCTACAATATGGCGACCTTTCCAATCTGAATATATTCGGACTGAACATGGACGGTTATTCCATGTATCTGAATAATATATATATGACAGGTATCATCAAGCAGATAAAGCCGGATGGAACACCTGTGCAGACTTTGAATTTCCGTGAGGAAGGCTATATACCTGACGTACATTATGATTACTACGACAGCTTGTCTTACAACGGAAGCATGTGGGCGTGTATCAATGAGGATGGTTCGTCCTCTGTACCGGGATCTAATGGCGACTGGTTGGAAATCGCATCCAAGGGCGACAAGGGTGACGGTTACACCCAGATGGGGCAGTTCAAGACCGGAATGGTCGTTCCCAAGATGGGTGTCGTTTCGATGGGCGGCGGCTCTTATGTAGCCAAGGCATCCACTACGAATCCTCCCTTGTGGTGTTGGACGGACAATGCCGGCAACCGGTTCACTTTCAATGATGGCGGATACTGCTTGACGGGTGAGGTGAATACTACTGAATATGACGTATTAGCTGAACCGGGAAGAGATGGTACGGACGGGATCAATGGCACCGACGGTGTTCCCGGTACTCCGGGAAAGGACGGGAAGACCTATTACACGTGGATACGCTATGCGGATGACGATCAGGGGAACGGAATCAGCAATGATCCCACAGGAAAAGCATACATTGGACTGGCATACAACAAGGAAACCGCTGTGGAGAGTGACAATCCGTCCGATTACAAGTGGAGTGACATCAAGGGCGAACCGGGCGTTCCGGGTGCTGTCGGTGCCGACGGGAAAACCTATTATACATGGATAGCCTACTCGGACAACGCGGACGGAAGCGGAATGTACCAGCAGCCGAATAACAATACCAAATACATAGGCATCGCGGTAAACAAGGAAACCGCCACAGAGAGCAGCAATCCTGCCGACTATACGTGGTCGCAATTCAAAGGCAACAAGGGTGACAAGGGTGACGGTTACACCCAGATGGGGCAGTTCAAAACCGGAATGGTCGTTCCCAAGATGGGTGTCGTTTCGATGGGTGGCGGCTCTTATGTAGCCAAGGCATCCACTACGAATCCTCCCTTGTGGTGTTGGACGGATAATGCCGGCAACCGGTTCACATTTAATGACGGTGGCTATGTGCTGACGGGTGAAGTGAATACAGCCGAATATGACGTATGGGCTGAGAAGGGCGATACCGGAGAAAAAGGCGACAAGGGTGATGATGGTGAAAAGGGGGACAAAGGAGATAAGGGAGATCAGGGCGTACAAGGAATACAGGGCTGTATCATACGGGATTCCGAATGGACAACCGGGGTAACGTACAGAAATGACGAAGCCCTTACAAGCGGCACGCGGTATATTGATATCGTAATGGTGAGAAACAATAGTGCGGTGGACGGATGGGATGTTTATAAGTGTATCAAGACCCATACATCGTCATCTTCCATAACCTATGCCAATACCACCTATTGGACGGAATTAAGCAATGTCGGTCCTATCTATACCAGCCTGATAATAGCCAATAATGCCAGTCTTGATTTCGTCCAAGGCAATGAGTTATTGATTAAGGATGCAAATAATAATATTGTAGCCGGTCTTACAGGAGGAAGCAGCAAGGAAGCCGGTACGACACCTGTAAGGATATGGGCTGGCGGTGATGTTCCGGGCAGTGCACCGTATCGTGTGAACCAACTGGGTGAGTTTGTGTCCACGAAGGCGAATGTGACAGGTACGATTACCGCAAATCTTCTCTATTCACCGGGAAGCGATATGGATAGTCTGGCTGATTCAGAAGGTAACATGACCGTGAATCCTTCCACTCAGGGATCAACATTCTTCTGTGCCGACGGTTTGGGTGGTACCATAACCCTCCCTGCCGCATCATCATGGAACGGTTTGAAACTGACGTTTGTGGTTGACATGACCTCAAGGGTGGCTAAGAACCCGGACAAGTACAAGGCCACGAATTATTTTTGCGGTCTGGCGGGAGCTTATAACAATATAACAGAATTGTCAATGGCAAGGCCTTATATGTTGGAAATGATAGCCTTTAATAACCATTGGTATATAACGCGTATGGATTTAGTATCGTAAAAAAATAAGTTATGAAAGAATTATGGCAATTAATCAAGATGCTGTTCTCAAGCAAGCCGGGTAATTTCGATAATCCTCAGATGCTTGCCATGAAGCATTATCCTTTCAAGGGATACCGTTTCATGATGTGGTGCGGACGGATGATTTACCGTATCGAGAACAAAGAGAATATAGAGAAGTACATGCAGACCTATGCGGGTAAGGAGAGTATGACTCACGAGACCATACACCTGCGCCAAGCACAGTTTGCCGGCTCATGGGTAAAATACTACTGGCGGTATTTTATCGAATGGATCAAGGGAAATCCTATCATGCACCCTGCAAGTTCGGCGTATTATACTATAAAATACGAAATGGAAGCATATGCCAATGAAGGCAATCCGAATTATCCCGTGAATTATGATGGGAACAACCTTTTCCGGTATAAGATAAAAAGTGGCAGGAAGAAGCTGTACAAGTCGGTTGGAGGAACATCTAAAGCATGGATGGCTTATATAAAAACATTGTAATAATTAGAAACATAGTAATAAATAATTAAAAAAAATACGATTATGGCAGACAAAAAATTAAATGAAGTATCGCAGTTGACGGACTTTGATTATGCATTGGTTGTAAAAGGGAATGACGTGGCAAAAGTTACAAAACAGCAATTAGCTACAATTCTGGGGGAACTGATACCTGTTGTGAGCGAAACAAGCAACGGACTTGCTTGGAAAGGAGGCTTTATAGACAGACCTAAAATAACATCCAATATGTCTATTGACGATTATACTAATCCAGGAATGTACGGTTTAGATGGATGTCAAGATTCTCCATATAAATATGGCGGACTAATAATATTTAGAGCTAATGTTTTAGTTGTACAAATCGTGTATGATATGCAAGGTTCAAACAGACCCAAATATAGGCAGAATTGGGCTAATCAAGGTTGGCAATCATGGTATTCTTTTTAACAGAGTATTGGCATATTTCACGATCTGGGGGGACTGATAGGTACGGCTACGAAAGAAAAAACAGGCTTGAGCGATAGTATACAAGCCTTAAACTCTACGTTTTATAGCATTTCTAGCGGATCAAAGAATGCTACTTTGTTTAAAGTTTGTGATTATGGCAAAAATATTGTCCATCGATTATATATCTATAGTGCACCTAATGGCACATCGGATACTTGCAGATATATTCGTGTGTTCCTCTCAGACAATAATATATTTGCAAATATGTTGTTGGCAAAGGGAGAAAGTAATATCAGACTTTTTAAAGATGAAACAAGTTTTTATGTTTACACTTATAACGGTATGTGGTCGAGGTCTAATATTGAGGTTTTTGCAAATGAACCTCATCGCTTCTATTTCACAGACGTGACAGATCAAATCAGTATATCAGATTTGGAAGAAATCTCTATATCTTGAAAAATATAGCTATTTATTAAGATATTTATTACCTTTGCACCGCACATGGCGTTGTGCATATCAGGATCGGGTGGAACCGGCTTGTACCGGACCACCCGTTTTTTAATCCTCCCAGGTCAGGTTTGTGGCACTATATTATGTTGGAAAACTTGGATTAGCTATTGTATCCCAGTCGCTCCATTTACCGTTGTTTACATTCATTGTACGAACAGCTAAGATGCCATTCCCGGTCACTTGAAAAACACAAGCATTATTATCGTCCATCCTAAAAACTAGAATAAGTCCACCCCCTGAAAGGGTGTCAGTAACGTTCGAGCTAGGTCGGTATATACCGGTTGGGGCTTGTAGTATGCTTCCTTCATATTGACTTCGTGTTCTAAACCACGAATCATTTATCCCAATCAGTCCCCCCAGAACAATTTTTGTGGTTTATTTTGTAAATGCAGAAGAATTTTTTTAACTTTAAAAACAAAAAGTTGAGTATGTTAGAGAAGATCAGATATCGTTTAGTTTATAACCGGCAAAACAAGTTAAACCGACAGGGGACAGCCCTTGTACAAATAGAAGCCTATCTGAATCAGAGGAAGGTATACTTTAAAACCAATGTCTATCTAAAGCCGGAATGTTGGAGTAAGGATGGTGCCCAAGTAATCAACCATCCGCAGTCGCAAGAACTTAATGCAATGCTATATGAGCATATATTGGAATTACAGGCTATAGAGTTAAGCTATTGGAAGAGAGGTCTTGAATCTAACTTATCCACATTGAAGGAAGCTGTAAGGAAGGGGGTAAAACCCGTGGTTTCGTTTCTTAAGTTCGCCCAACAGGTTATAGTGAATTCCGATAGGAAACCGGGAACCAAGGATAACATGCTGGGCACAGTAGCCACATTGAAGGAATTTCGGAACGTGATAGAGTTCACGGACATCAATTATACGTTTCTAAAGGAGTTTGACGCATTCTTGCGCAACAAGGGATTGAAAGTAAACACGGTAGGGAAACACATGAGAATACTTCGTACTTTGGTTAACGAAGCAATAAATGAAGGCTATATCTTACAGGAGGCATATCCTTTCCGTAAGTTCAAGATCAAGCGGGAGAAGAAGGAACATAACTTCCTAATGCCCGTCGACTTGGAAAAATTGGAAAATCTTAAACTGCCAGACAGGAAGAACAACAGCCGGCACATACTGGACGCATTTCTCTTCTGCTGCTATTGCGGATTGAGATTCTCCGATTTTAAACAACTTACCTATAAAAATCTGATAACGATAGACGGAAAAGAATGGTTAGTGTTGAACAGTGTCAAAACAGGTGTGAAACTTAATATCCCGCTATATCTATTATTTAACGGAAAGGCACTGGGCATAATGCGGAAGTACGACAGCATCGAACAACTGGCTGCATTAGGTTGCAATTCGGACACTAATCGGACATTGCAGAAATTGGGAAGAATGGCGCATATCGGCAAGAAGTTCACCTACCATACCAGCAGACACACTTGTGCTACTCTGTTGGTACATCAAGGCGTTCCGATAACCACCGTCCAAAAACTCTTGGGGCATACATCGGTCAAGACAACAGAGATATATTCCGAGGTGTTCGATGAAACGGTCATCAAGGATCTGACAAGGGCTAACCAAATATATTCTAAGCGCAGGAATGTAAAACAAAATCAAATAAAACCTCAAAAATCTCCGGAAAAATACCTCAGACAGTAGAAATCTATAGAGGCTATCTGTTTTATACTTGTTTTTCCGAACCCAATCCATAACATTCGTTTCCTGTCAATAAAAATACAAACTCGCCAGTCTTGCCGTTCTATTAATTCTCTTCATTCATCCTGCAAGTAAAAAATATTGCATTAATGGCAATTTTTTAAGAAGATTGGTTTTTGTTTCAAAATTGGCTCTCTATAACTAATTAATATAGTTTTCTTTTTGTATTTCGTTCTGGAATTGATATCTTTGCTATTGTCTTATCAGGAGAATGGGATAGAGAGTAGGACGTGGATTGAACGGCTGCTGTGCTTTTTGCTGGCGGCTGTTCTTTTTTTGTGCAAATGTTAAATATTACACAATATAAGAAAATATATTGTGATTTGTTTTGCTAATACATCACAATATAGTATATTTGCATTGTGATAATAAAACAAATAATTAAAAGACAATAGAAGATTATGAAAGCGATAGTAGAAAATCCACTGATAAATTGTGAACCAGAAGTTTTACACCTTTTCGTTCAAATAATCAATGAGATAGCTTCTTGCATGTCAGAAGATGAATTAAGAGGTTGCATTAACTCTTTAATAGTACAATATCCTTACTTTAAGCTGTTCTTTGACTATGGTTTTGAAAACAATCACATGTGGGTTAAAGAATCAGATTCCATGGAAACATTGATATTTGTTGAGTTCTAAATCCGATATCCTTAAAAACAACAGGTAATAATAGAACCGGCGGCAACGAATAAGCGGCGTAAGACTATGAAGACAAAAATTCAATTTACAGATTCATACAGTGGTAGAGCAATTAATATAGTTATCAATCTTACTGACGGTGAAAAGGAATACTACTTAAGAGAAGATGACAAAAATGTCATTTATAACAAAATGTCTTCTTATCAGAGAGCAAAAATAGAATCATTCTTTGGAAAGATGAATGCATACTATACCCAAATAGAGATTTTATAAATAAAAAGTTAGGGCGACGAATTTCTTCGCTGCCCTAAATATTAAAATGTGGTTTAAACCACAATGACATTTTTAATGTCGTTTCAATCCACGCACCGAAGTGCGACTAACATCGTTGATGTTCGATGCAAAGGTGCAACTTTTTGAAATAACGAGCAATAAATTATAAATGTTATAAAACATATTAATTATGGCAAGAAGACGTTCTATTACCCTAGATCAAGAGTCTAGGGTATTGTCCTTATATAAGGACGGGATAGCGATCAAGGAGATAATAAGAGAAACAGGGGTACGGTCTGAGCAGACAATATACAGGATATTGGACAGCAATGGTGTGCCAAGACGTCCCAAGGTTAGAGGTGTGAAAAGAATACTTGTTATGATAGAGGAGGACGTGGCTGCTATCTTGGATAAGGAGCAATCAGTATCATTATATGTCAATGAGGCTATAAGATTCTATCACAGTAACCGGCATTAATTGCCGGTTATTTTTTGTAATAAGGGAAACAATATTTATCTTTGTGGGGAGCGTGTGAAGATGCACGCCACTTATATTTATGACGAAAGGACATATCATATACAGTATAAAGCCAAGAGCTTGTTGCGGATTAGTTTCCGTGGCAGGCTCTTTTTTTGTTTTGTATGACAAAATAAAGGTTAGCTTGAAAATCGGGTAATCCAAAACGTGTAATTGATGGTAATTAAAAGTTAACATAAAATTAGGTAATATGACAGATTTAGTTTTTAAAGGCCAGAATGACCAAGTTTTAACAAACAGCTTATTGGTTGCTGAGAAGTTTGGGAAAAGACATGCCGATGTAATAAGAAGTATTGATAATATTCTTAATACGGAGGATGAATTACTAAACGCAAAAATGCGTTTAGCTTTTGTATCAACGACTTACGAAGATTCAACAGGTAAAAGTAATCCTGCCTATATCATGAACCAAAAAGGTTTTTCTATTTTGGTAATGGGATGGAATGGTATAAAAGCCTTGAAATTTAAAAATGAGTTTTACGATGCATTTGAGGCAATGGAACGATCATTGAAAGAAATTAAAACTCCTCAAACATATGCGGAAGCGTTGCGCCGGCTTGCGGATGAGGTGGAGGCAAAAGAACAGATTCAGTACCAGCTTGAACAGAAGACCGAGCAACTTGATGAATCCAAAGAATGGTACAGTATCAAGCGTTGGGCAAAGGAGCATAATATGAACTGGCGTTGCATCAACTGGCGAAGAATGAAAGCATTGTCTTATGGATTGGGCTACGAGATCAAGAAGATATTTGACGCCAACTATGGACAGGTGAATATCTATCATATTAATGTGTTCAAAACTTACTTTCAATGAGAGATGTAATCTACAATTTTATAAATGAGCACATGATGATACACATTGTGCTTATAGCCTTGTGTATTGCGGCTACAATGGGGGCGATGTTAGTGGACCTTATTACGGGAGTTATGAAAGCCAAGCAACGGGGGGAGGCAAGAACATCCACGGGGTATAAGAAAACAGCCGTCAAAGCGAAGAAGTATTTCACCCCGTTCATAGAATTGTGCTTCATTGACCTGCTATGCTGTGTTGTTATCCCCTTCCCTGTTTTTTCTATGATCTGGACGGGTTACTGTATTTTCTGTGAGTTTAAATCGGTACGCGAAAAGTCATGGGAAAAAGCGGAGTTGCGCAAGGCAGAAAAGACAATGAGTGTGATTATCGAGAACAAGGATGATATTGCCAAGATCATGGCTCAGATATTGTTTGACAACGAAAATAAAAAGGAGGATAAGAAATGAAATATTTTACAATTGCAGAATTATGCCGTAGTAATACAGGAGAAAAGTTAGGTATAGAGAATGTACCTAACTCATTTCAGAAAGCGAATATGGAGAATCTAATTAATCATCTTCTTGATCCAATCCGGCAGATGTGGGGTAAACCCATTATTGTGAATAGCGGCTTTCGTTGTATTAAATTAAATAAAGCTGTGGGAGGTGCAAAGAACAGTGAACACATGTCAGGATGTGCGGCAGATATAACTACCGGGAATAAGGCGGACAATAAAAAATTGTTTGATATGATTCGAAATTCTTCCTTAGAGTGGAGGCAGCTTATTGATGAGAGTGGATTCAGTTGGATACATATATCCTATAATCAGTCCGATAATAAAAAGCAGGTATTACACTTATGAAATGGTTAATATATATAATCGTTATTGTGTGCGTTTTCGGTTTAGGATGGTTCGCAAGACCATCCATAGAAACGGATATAGAGGTAAGAGCAGATACGGTGTTCAGTACAAGTATCATTGTAAAGAGAGATACTGTAAAATATTATCTTCCTTCCCCAATACTATGTTGGCATGATGGTGATACAATCCATGTAGGAGACACTATTCTTCCTGTTGAGCAGAAGATATACAGAGATAGTGATTACATCGCTTATGTGAGTGGTTACAGACCTAACCTAGATAGTATCTATGTTTGCTCCAAAACACTGACAGTAACGAATGACATCTATCACACGGTTAAGATAAAACCTAGAAGATGGGGTCTGGGAATAACAGCCGGTTATGGATTTGGTAAGGATGGTTTTTCTCCTGCGGTTGTCGCAGGAATAAGTTATAGAATATGGTAATCAACAGAAAGGAGGTGCAAGATGAAATAGTAACCAGAATGCCACAGGTAGAAGCGTGGCACATAATAGAAAAACTCATAACAAAAGTAATTCTTTCAGGGGCTTAGAATCAAAAAAAAGCCCCCATACAACGAACTACGTTAAAACTACCACATTATAACATTACAAGAATCTGCAAATGCCATTACATCTTCTGAAAATAGCGAAGATATATTATCTTTTGACAATAATGACATA